CTGAAACGCTATATATATTTTTTTATTTACTTTACTTTCCTTTATAGGGGGCGAATCATTATCTGTACCCTGCAAATGGTCATTTGTCGGTTGCACATTTGAAAAAAGACTGACTTTAACTAAGCCTTTGCATTCTTCGGGTTTCAAAAGCCAATATTCACTATATACAGTTTTATTCCGTCGTTCTGACAATACCGTCCAGAAACGCCGTTGGATACCTCTACTGGTAAGCACTCCCCACTCGTCAAATAACCTCTTATCAAAGAGATCCACCTGCAAGCAGTAGTCCACAGTTTCTTTCACTGTACCGGAACTGATGCCGCCGCCCATCTTCCTTGCAGTCGTTGCACAGTCGTCATAGCCCCATTCATAGAAATATCCATTTACCTTGTACGCTCTCTGACATAAAAAGAAATATATCCCGAAGCCTTTCCAGCCTTTTGCGTCCAAGAGCTTGTCTATCTTCTTGTCTCCGTCAAATATATCAACCGACCAACCAGCGTAATCTATCCCCTGTTTTGGTCGTCCTGACACTTCTTATTCTCCTTTTCTCCCTGCACTGCCCGTACAGGGAGTTATTCGTGATACAATAAAAACCTAAGGTGCTGTTACCTACGCAATCACAGTAATGTGATACTCCTTTAATTCCTCGGAAAGTTCATGTTCCAGATATTCCTTGATTTTCTTCATGGTCACATTCTTCCACAGTCCGCCGTCAGCTTCGACCAGTTTGAACTGCGGTCCTCTCTCGCTGTCCTTAATGCGGAATACATAGGAACTCTCCGGTTGCTCAATCTCTGCAAATGTACGATACGGTCTGAGCTTGACCGGATTCGGCACAATCACATCTGCCAGTTCCACACCTGATTTGATGGTTGTCTTCTGAGATACACCATCATCGGAATAATTAGCCGTTGTTCCGGATTTGATATTGCCGGCTACCCGCATGATTGTAGTCAAGTCGATGTTATCTACAAAGTTCGCCTGCAGCTCGATCAGGAAGCGCTCCTGGTCATAATAATCATCGAAACGGAACTCATTCACAATTGCGCCTGCTGCCATCAGTGTCTCTCTGTTCCTCTCGTCAATAAGTCCTGAGAATAAAAGCACCTTTGTTGGACTCACTACATGAAGAATGGAAGATTCTCTCAATTCTTCCGGCTTTCCTTTGATATAATCCACCAGTGCTGTTAATGTATTTACAGAAAGATTACTTGCCATCGGGAATCTGTGATATCTGGTAAGGTCCTTGGTACAATACGTCTCACCATTAATCTCCAATAACTTCGGCTCCATGCTCTCTGCTTTTAATCCCGTAATATACTGTAATGCTTCTTTTAATCCTTCTATCATCTTAAGTCCTCCTTATGCTTCTCTCTTTCTAAGATCTACTACTTTGCTGCCTTTTTCCATGATTTCGCCTATCTCTGCATCCACGGTCTTACCCTCGACCTTTACAGTTGCTTCAGGCATTTTACTTCCGATTTCTGCCACATCAATTGCTCCGCTCGTCAGATCCTGCTGAACGCCCAGTGCTGTAACAGCTCCAAGCGCCGGTGCGAGTGTTGGCTTCGAATTCACATTAGTCGTGATAAAATTCCTCTGCTCATTTGGCTTGAACTCAATCGTGACAGTGATCTTTCGCTTGGCTTTCACATCTGTGTTCGGATCAACAACATTTCTCATGACCGCCTCAATATCTCGGTTGATCTGTCTGCTGAGTTCACCGCCCGCAAATGTTTCCAGGTTAAAGTGTCTCATTGCTTAACATACCTCCTGTGTAATTTATTAAAAACTCTGACTTTATATCAGATGTTCTTTACAATCTGTTCTTTCCGAAAGTCTGAATGAACTCCTCCCTGGTTCCATAATGTTCCTCCCAGTACCTCTGTGCCATCTGCTTGAGCTGCAGGTCTAATCCATGATTTGGATTCTCATGAACACTGTCTTTTTCGTGCTCATGTAAATAGTATGCTATGGGAATTATGAAACCATATTGTTCAGACTTCTTTCTGTATGGTCCGTAAAATATATGGTGCCTGTGACAGCTCGGTGTCCCCGTGAAATAACAATGCGTCATGTCGTCAGTGAACACGCTCCACAATTTCTTAGCCATTTACGACCACCTCAATGCGGACTGCTGCCATAAAATTTCTTATAATCATTGACTGACCGCCTTTCTGTTCCTATAATGAAATTGGTTGTTTTACCGAGTGCTCCAGCCTTGCCGGGCTTTTGTGAGCACTCATTTTTGTATCGCCAGATCAAATATCTGTTCCAATTGGTTCGGCGTGTGAATTGTCGATCCAGTAGTTACCCAACCGATCAAATAATGTATTTTGAAAGACTGTGAGCTGAAATTATGTTCTTCCAATGCCTTTTTAATGTTCTCCAGCTCGGACTCAAATTCTTCTTTCGTCAACAACTTCGGGATTTCACGTATTTCCTCCCATTTTATGTATCCGTTGGCTTTTCTCCACTCCTGGTACTCATCCTCAAGATCTGCATCTTCGATTTCTCTGTGAAGTCTTTGGAACTCCTCAAATTCAGTCTGATACCCGACCATGTCTCTTGACATCATTTCGACCGTATCACACTGATCTGCACATCTTCGGAACAACGCCTCTTTCGCGATATCATTCATGATTTACACCTCCTCTACCCAATCGAAATACGGCACATAATAACAAAGACTGCTGCCAGTGCCAGCATTACATCTGGAATAATTAAACTTTTGATGCAAAGAACATATCGCTCTCTTTCCAACTGATGAACCCTACGCCTGACTTCCCATGGTGCATCATTTCTCAGTACCATATTTGTTGATTTTCTTTTTCTCAAGCTTGTCCTCCTTCCTACCGCCTAAGCGGTTTTATCTTGTTCATATCCTAAATATCCTGTAGAATTACTATTTAGTTTATTGCTAATTTCAACATTTTCTTCTTCAGATAAAGTAGCCATATCTCTTTCAGAAATAATACTCTTATCTTCTTTTCGTATAATTCTTAAAATAACTATATGTTTCAATTCCACCACCTCTTCTATAAGTTATGTGGTACGGTTTGTACTTGTTGCAAATAATCAATTCTTCCTCTATACTTGAAGCGTTAAAATTATCAAAATCAAATATTTTTAAGGAGATCTTCTATGAAAACATTTTTTAACTCATTAAATCCTTCCGATATTATCCAGCTCTTCGGCATCATTGCTTCACTTATCACAAGCATTGTTGCTATAACCATTTCTCTTGTAACCCTCCGGCAAAACTCAAAAATGATTGAAGATGCTTCCAGACCTATCATTTCAATCTATGGTGAATCTGTTAATCCTGGTTCTCCGGTGTTTTATATTGTTATAAAAAACTTCGGCTCGTCATCGGCTTACATTACACAATTTGAATATGATTTCGACTTTAACTCCGCATATCTCGCAGATAAAGGCAAGGATTATTTGAAAGATTTAACAAATTCTGTAATTGCTCCTGGGCAATCTCGCATCTGTGCTTTAGAGTACTCAGCATTAGATCGGCCAATTACCTTCAAACTTTCTTATTCCTCTGGTGTAAAAACTTACCATGATGAAATGACAGTTGATTTAAGAGCTGGAGCTTCAATGCTTACATCAAAAACGGCAACCGAGGGAAAAGAATTAAGAACTATTTCTTATTCACTTCAAGAAATGTTACAAAAGAATCTTTAATTTATCTTTTGTATTTTGGACACTTCTCCCACAAGATCTTTCGTTCTTTCCAATATTTCCATAGCCTCATCTCTCGAAAGTTCTTCATCAGCGAACTTATTGATAATATATTTTGTAAGTTCGCTGATTTTTTCTCCTGGAAGAATACCTGTTAACATTTGTACATCACTATAAAACACCTTTCTCACCTCTTTCCTACTCTTGGTTCATCTGTTGCAAATATTCACCTGTTCCTCTATACTCTAAATATCGGCTCCCACCAGAGCTGAGCATTTAAGAAAGGAGTATTATTATGCTTACCAAAGAATCAAAAACTGTTCTCTATCACCTTTACAAAGAGTATCGATTCCGCCGAAAAAACGGACAATCTCGCAGTGCTTCAAAATCCTTTGGTTCATCAGAGCGCGTCCAAGCATCATTTTTCCCTGATTGGACTATTTCTGATGTCGATGACTGCATGCGTGAATTAAAAAGAAATGGATTTCTCCACACGATGATAGCAAGTAATCTCGTATATGAATCTGAACTCACTGATGATGCTATTGCGATTATGGATAATCAAAAGAAAGATACTTTTGTAAATATTACAAATTTTCTTTTGAAATTTATTCCGTAAGAATCCAGCTATTCGATGTCAAATCTGTAGTTGTTGGTTGCCAGCCTTTTACTGGGTGGCTTCCATCTAACTGCATAATTGTTCCTACGTCTCCATATTCCAGCTTTATTTTCACATTGCAATTCTTTAGCTTTATACACTTTCCTTTTTGCAGAGCTTTTTTAGTGGCTTCATAGATATTCATTTCTCTTCTCACCTCCTACTCACTTTTAATTTCTTTCTGTCTTGCCCGTTCTCGCCCTCCTGCCCTATAATAAATGTGCGACCATTCCAAAATGACAGGAGGTGAAACTTATGGACGATTTAACTAATGAGCAAAAACGGCTGTTAGTCTCTATGTACCAAGAAGTGCTAAGCCGTCAACCCGCTCTTTCCATGGAGCAAGCAAATTTCTTTAAAAATTCTGATCAACTTATCGAACTTTTTTCGCTTGATATGTCTTCCAAATATGTCTCTGAATTATGTTGGAAATTAAAAACAAAAGGATATATTGCTTGTTACCGAGGTGATAATTTGGCTAATGATATTTCTCTTAGTGACCAAACTATCATTTACATGGAAAACAAATTCAAAAATGGATTAAAAGATGTTCTTTCTTTTCTGTCTACATTCTTTTAATCTTCCGAGGCTGTCTGAGAATCTGAGACAGCCTCTTTTTCATAGTACGTCTCTGCACAGCGGGGAGACACTAATGTAAAATTCTTTGCATATCTTACATTGCTCGTATGCTTGCAGCCTCCTCCGTTCATGTAGCAATCTGTTTTCTCACAATCTTCCTTTTGCCCATTGCATAAGTAAAATACTCTTCCCACTTTTCTCACCTCTTTTCTATTCACTACTTTGATTATTTCCTATATGTCGTTGCATATTTGAGACGCTCGGGTTAAAAAAAATATCCACTGGATCTTTTAACCTTAAAAATGCAGTAATTTTAATAGCTTCCTCTAGTGTAAACTGAGTTCTCCCATTAAGCTTTGCGTTCAATGACTGCACCGTAATACCAAGATGTTCCGATAATTTAGCCTGTGAAATATGCGCCTCCGTCATTTTTCCCTTTAATTTATCAAATGACATTTCTTCACTTCCTTTCGTTGCATATTTGGGATATTTGTATATTACACCCCGTTCAATACATTGTCAACCCAAATATGCAACATTATTTTAATTTCTTTTAATTATTTGTTGCAAATATGAAAAAATAGTTTATAATGGCATTATACGGAGGTAACAATATGGGTGAGAAAGAAATAAGTGAAAAAATGCAGGACATAATGAAACGAATGAAAAATAGACGAGAAGAACTTAATATGTCATATCAAACCCTTTCAGAAAAAGTAGGTATTAGCAAATCAACTCTTCAACGATATGAGACTGGTTATATAAAAAATATGCCAGTAGATAAATTAGAAGAAATTGCAAATGCATTACAAGTATCTCCCGCATATCTTATGGGGTGGGAAGATGAAGAACCTACCACTCTCGCCGCACACTTTGACAGTGACGAGTATACAGAAGACGAACTTGATGAAATCCGTCAGTTCGCTGAATTTGTAAAAGGTAAAAGAGGTAAGTAATTTATTGGACAGCTTACCAAATATACTTGAGTGGGAGGTGTTATACATATGAACACATACGAACGTTTACAGGACGAAGCCTGCGAGGACGGTATAGATGTTATAGATTATACATTTCACAGTGACCGGATTAAAGGATTGTATTGTGACGGCACTGTAGCAATCAGAAAAGACATGAACACAGCTCAGAAAACCTGTACATTGGCTGAGGAGCTTGGACATCACCATACATCTGTTGGTGATATTATAGATATGAATTCCGTACAGAACTGCAAACAGGAACGTCAGGCTCGATTACATGGATATAATCGTCTGATTGGTCTGATTGGATTAATCAATGCCTATGAGCACGGCTGCACGAACAGATATGAGACTGCTGAATATCTGGAAGTAACCGAGGAATTCTTAGAAGAATGTATCTCATGTTATCGTGAGAAATACGGAGTATATAAGATTGTAGATAACTACATTATCTATTTCATTCCAAACTTGGCAGTATTTAAACGGATATAACCGCTTCGGCGTTTATGTAAAACTTACTTATTCTTGATTTTCATAAAGGGGAAAGGTGAAACAAATGAAAATGAAACATATTGTATCCATGCTTGCTGGAATGATGTGTTTTACATTGTTATGCTCAGTCGGATCTACTGTGTATATTGTAAAGCACATGCAAAAAGATTCCGATACTCTCAAGAAAGAAATTCTTGCAGATGTGGATAATAAGATTGAAACCAACTTATCCGGCATCAGAACTATGTCTGATAGTGAAATGGAATTTAAGAAATAATATTTTATTTCATATTATATTTGAGAGGTTTTCATATGATTATAAAAGATGTACACATTGATAAATTTAGAGCTCTTGAAAATGTAGATTTTGATTTAGGGACAAAATTAACCGCAATAGTAGGGCATAATGGAACAATGAAAACTACTACTCTAGGAATATTGGGACAAACATTCTCTATAGGGAAAAACAATCCTATGTATGGCGAAAGCTCTATTGATAACTACAAATACCGTTCTCAATTTGCAGAAAAATTCAAACTTTCAGAAAAAGATATTCCAGGAACACATAAATGGAGATTAAATCTATATCCTAATATATACAAAAACGACTTTTTCGAAGCACATAGTATATACCGTGATAAATCAGATCCAATTCCTCGTTTCTGGTCTACCGAAGGTAAAGGTGCGGGAACAGGTTATCCTCAAATTCCCGTTTATTATTTAAGTTTAAAAAGAGTTTCTCCTATTGGTGAAGAAGATTCATTTGAGTACTTAAATCAGCTTACGCAAGAAGAAAAAACTTTTTTAACTTTAGAATACAAGGATATTATGTCAGAATTATCTGACAATATACAAATTGATACTATTCATTCGGGAATAAAATATACTGCATCTATTCACCCAGACAATCAAGATGCTTTATCTATCTCTGCCGGACAAGATAACTTAGGAAAAATATTAATTTCCGTATTATCTTTTAGACGTTTAATGAAAAAATATCCCAAAGATTATAAAGGTGGCATTCTGCTTATTGATGAAATCGAATCAACATTTCATCCGTTATCTCAAATGCGACTAATTAAGCGTCTATATAAATATGCTGGTGATTACAAAATACAATTTATATTTACAACACATTCCCCATCTGTGTTAAAAGCCACTTTTTTTGATAACTACAATCCAAAAGAAGCAAAACTTGTATATCTAAAGAAAGAGGGGGGCCTAGTGAAAAATAAACCTATTACTTCCGTTGACGACGTAATTTTAGAACTCTCTGGAACAGTTAAGGGGACTCCAGATATTGCACCTAAAATTACAATTTTTACCGAAGATGATGTAGCTCAATCATTTGTAAAGTCATTACTTAATGGAGGTTTTAGAAAACATATTGTTTTCAATCCTTGTTCTATTGGTGCTGAATCCTATCTTGAATTGTTACGTGTAAAATTAAAACCTATTTGTGAAAGTATTCTAATTCTTGATGGTGATAAAAACAAACAATCGATCCTTAAAAAAGTAAAACAATATCGTGGAAAATATGTAATATTTCTTCCAGGCACCACTTGTCCCGAGGAAATGTTTTACAGGTTCTTATATTCCCTTGACGAAACGGATTCTTTTTGGGATACAGACTTAGGTGAATATGATAAGAAGAAATGTTTTGCAAATTATCCTACATTAATCGACCGAAATGCTGACACTCAACAATATAAAAAATGGTTCAATGAACAAGAAAAATATTGGGGACGCGGTAATTCAAAATTATACAATTACTGGAAACTTACTTGCCAGACTGAATACCAACTATTTTTAAATAATTATATTGAAATTTTTAATCAATTAGCTTTGCAAAACGACATACCTACATTAGACATATTAGAATAAATCTGGCCAATTTTATTCTTATGTTATATACTTAAGTGAGGAGGTGTGCTATGTCTATTAATAATCCTTTACGATATCCTGGAGCTAAGTCAAAATTAGTTCCGTATATAAGAAATTTAATTGAAACTGAATGTCTTACAAATTGTACTTTATATGAACCTTATGCCGGTAGCGCGGCCGTATCCCTCGCATTGCTAGAATCCCAAACGATTTCAAAGGCAGTAATTAATGAATTGGATCCATTGATTTATTATTTTTGGGTATCAGTAATGCATGATACTAGCAGTTTAATTAAAATAATTGAAAATACTGATATCACATTAGATAATTGGAAATATTTTTCACAATATAGAGATTCTTCTTATATTACAAATAAATCTCCTTTAGAAATAGGTTTTGCTGGTTTGTATCTTAATAGAACTAATTTTTCAGGAATATTAAATGCCAATCCACTTGGTGGTATGGATCAAAAATCGCAATATAAAATTAATTGTCGTTTTAATAAAAAAAGAATTATTAAAAGCATTCAGGAATTGTCCTGTTTTTCCGATAAAATTGAAATACATAACATGGATGCTCTTGATTTCTTAAAAGAAAAGACAAAATATAAGAGAAATCGAAAAACTTTTGTCTATATTGATCCTCCATACTATCAAAAAGGACCAACTTTATATCGGTATTTCTATAACGAAGATATGCATAAAGACTTAGCCAAATTCATAAAAACTAAATCTTATCCTTGGCTCATAAGTTATGACGATCATCCTGAAATAAAAAGAATTTATCGCCACAGCCAAAAACAACATATTTATTTAGATTATTCAGCTAACACACATGTTCCTGGAAAAGAACTACTCCTTTCCAATCTTGAAATTCCGCCAATGGAGATTAATGCTATACCAGATGCTAATTGTATTGGTTAAGCTATTTATTTAAAATTGGACTGGACAAATTTCCAAACAAACTGGTTATACTTTAACCATACACTATTATGAAAGGACGTGAATCTTATGCCATTACCAAAATCAAACACATATACGATTGATGACATCTATGCTCTCCCGGAGGGACAGCGCGCGGAATTAATTGACGGACAGATCTATGATATGGCTCCACCAAGTCCGATGCATCAGGAACTTGTAATGGAACTTTCTGCTACTCTCAGAGATTACATCAAAAAGAATGGTGGACCATGCAAAGTCTACCCTGCTCCGTTTGCTGTATTTTTAAATGAAGACGACCGCAATTATGTGGAACCGGATATCTCTGTTATTTGTGATTCTTCCAAGGTTGATAACAGAGGATACCAAGGAGCTCCTGACTTCATCATTGAGATTGTTTCTCCGAGCAGTCAGCGCATGGATTATCTGACAAAACTTTTTAAGTATCGTACTGCAGGTGTTCGTGAATATTGGATTGTCAATCCATTGCAGCGCACTGTACAAGTATATTCATTTGAAGGTACCGAAGATTCCACCCAATACTCCTTCGATGATAAAATTACAGTTACGATTTACGGTGACCTTAAGATTTGTGTTGCAGATTTGCTGAAGTAGATACCATTCCGGTAAAATCACCGTAATGGTCAAGTATTTCTAAATTATTGAATCGTTCGGGATTTCCGAACAGTTGCATAAACACCATTTTGTTGATATCAACAAAATCACACACACTGACAATATAATATGCTTACCCGGGAAGCTGGGAAGGTATGCAGTCATCCGTTCTAATCCTGTTGGAAAGGGTGACGCTTATGAGTACATATGAGGAATTCATGGTGATTTTGACCGTGGCGCTGCTCATTGTAGCAATTCTGAACTATAAAAAATAAGCAAGCTACCTTGTCTCTTGGCCGGAGTGAGTAGCTTGCCTATTATGAAAATAATTTGTAACTATTAACTTTGCACCGGAGCGGATAGGCTTCATCTATCTCCCGGCTTTCCTGTTAAGCATATTATAAGTCATTCAGACAGATATGTCAAATAAGTAAAGACCGTCCCTGTTGGCGCAAGGACGGCTCAAAGACTAATGCCCCGAAGGATACACCAGTACGTTCAATAAATAGTGTATCATCTTCGGAGCAGTCACGCAAGCGGAACACTTGTTCCTCGCTGGCTGTTATTTTTATACGCAAAATTGTGCGACGTCGCACATATGCATATTCCGTAAGAACTGCGCATCCGTTCCGGAG